CCTAGCTCCTGTAAGGGGCGTGAGTACCGATGGCATCAAAGACACGCTACAGGGCGTATTTGGAGAGATTATCATAGAGAACTGCACCCATGTGCAATCTGGCTGGCCTCTTTCCTGTAATTTAGCTTTTGAGCAAGTTTGCTGGTTGGTTTCCATGAAGCTCAAGGAGCCTTTTCTATGGATGGAGCCAGATGCTATTCCCCTCACTCCAGATTGGATTGACAAGATCGCCGCCGCCTATGCCTCTTGCGGAAAGCCCTTTATGGGAGACTTTGTGGGCATTAATGGCATCATGCCTAATGGAGTCGATCATATGAGCGGCGTTGCAGTCTACCATTGGGATCTACATCGACTAGCCCCATCTCTCTTTAACAACGAGTTCACGGCTTGGGACATTGCTTCCGCTGGGAATGTGGTTCCGCAGATGGCCCGCACCGACCTTATCCATCACGACTGGGTTCCAGATCAGAAATGGAGGCGTGATGTTGTAACTCCCGATTGCGTTAAACCTAATGCGGTGGTATATCACCCAGACAAGCTAGGAGTGTTATTTAACGATGGTTTACTTCCGAATGGTGTGCAGGGAGATCCTGCAACGGGTGATGTTCAACAACCTCATGAAACAAAGGATAATCATATTGAAGAAGCACTTCTGACTATTATCAATCATGCAAAACAATCCAGAAAAGCCAAAAAGGAAATCACGGAACGGCTCTGCCAAGAAGGTGTCTTCGCCAAAACCAAGGGTTCCAAGCAGTCTCGAAAGAAAGTTCGATCTGCTGTGGGCGGCAGTAAAAGGGCCGTCTCTGGAGGTGGAGTATCGCTTCCACCCGACTCGCAAGTGGCGGTCTGATTACGCCCATCACGACAGCCTCACTCTTATTGAGATTGAGGGCGGTGCATGGGGCGGTCGCCACGCTAGGGGCGGGGGATTCCTAAAAGACGCAGAGAAATACTGGGAAGCATACAAGCTAGGATGGAAAGTTGTTAGATGGACTGCACCATTGATTACGATGGAAAACTGCCAGATTTTGAAGCAGATGTTGCAAAAGTAGCATTTAATCCATGAGAGATCACCTTACAATAAGGCAGATAACTCATAGGGAATATCTTCAATCTCCATTGTGGAGATCAATAAGATTGAAGGCAATAGAGCATTATGGAGAGATTTGCGGCAAATGCGGCGGTTATGGAAACGATGTTCATCATTTAACCTATGATCGTGTTGGCGGCGAGGAGCTACTAGAAGATTTACAAGTTTTGTGTAGGGATTGCCATGAGGCGATTCATTCAATGGAAAGAGCTACAAGAAGGCAAAAAACAAAAAGAAGGGGATGCACGATCGAGGTTTTATATTCAATGCTAACAGATGAGCATAAAAAACAAATTGAGGCCAAATACTCTGGCAATGCATATTCTGTCTTAACAGCTCCATCAAGAGATGGTTGGCAAGCAAGAAAGATGGCAAGGAGATTTGTGAATATCCAATTCATTGTTGGTAATCTGCACCCCTCTTACCCTGTGGACAAAAGGCAAATCAATGCAATTAACCAATTCTTTTACAGGCAAGAATATCAATCGCTTAAAGAAAGTGGTATGCTAACAGGCGAAATTGCCAATTCATTAAGGAAAAAGTATTTTTCCTGTTGACACATACATTAGTTTTATTGTAAGGCAAGGTTAGCTGAAACTGGCTGTGCCAGCGAGAGGATAGCCACCTTTCAAAATTGGGCGTAATTATGGAGACTAGCCCGATCCAAAATTAAGGTAGCTATTACCCGCTAGGGTTATATCTACATCACCCAAACCAAAACAAACTTATTTTTATACTATATGGCTATTACTTGCTCTACAGTTAACGATCTGTTCCAGCGGGAGACGAATCGTTTCTCCGTTGATGTTCACGAGCGTTACTCCGTTGACGGCCCTTGGGGTCGTCTTGTCCGTGTCGGCAAATTCCCGCAGGGAATGGGCACGACCCTCAACGAAATCACCATTGAGCGTGTTCTCTCTGGAAGTTTCGAGAATAACTGGACGAATGTTGGTCTTTCCAACGGAACTTCCAGCAATGGTTGCGTCCCTGCTCCTAGCGATCTGGACTTCGGTCAGACTGTCCGTAGCTGGAACCTTCAAGCACAGGCTTATCAGACCCCTTGCATCTGCTTGGACGATCTGAAGACCTCGTTCCAGATTGAGTCCCAGATTGCGAAGACTGTCGAACAGCTTACCCAGCTTACCAAGACTGTTCTGGACAACCGCCGCCGTTCCGAGTATCTGCGTCTTGTCAACAAGGTGCAGGCTGGTTACAACACGGAATACACCACCCTCGCCGCAGTTCCTGCCCCCACCTTCCAGTTGGCACAGGATCAGCTTGACCAGCTTCGTGTTCGCCTTATCCGTGATGGTGCTGGTCACAACGCACTCGGTAAGGAGAATGGTGTTCCCGTCCTCGGACTCATCACGAGCCCAGAGACGAGCCGCCAGCTTATCCGTAACAACAGCGAACTCCGTCAGGACATCCGCTATGCCACCCCTAGTGAGCTTATCGCTCCTCTCGGTGTCGAGCGTTCCTTCGGTGGGTTCTACCACATGATTGATCTTGAGGTTCCCCGCTTCACCAATTCTGGTGGCGTGTGGACTCAAATCTATCCGTTTGTTCAGTCGTCCACCACGACTGGCTACAAGTGGGAGCCTAACCCTGCGTACAACACCGCCCCTTACGAGGCGGCATACATCTTCCACCCCGATGTGTATGAGGAAGCAGTCCAACAGGTCGGCCCGAACATCCCCGGAGCCGCCTTCGACGACTATCCGTACTACTACAGCGGTCAGTTCTTCTGGCTCAACATCCGTGATGCCGTGAACAACCCGCTTGGCAAGATCGGTCGCTGGATGGGAGTCTTCCAGAGCGGAAGCCGTCCTATCGCTCCGTACCTTGGTCGTGTGGTTATCCACAAGCGTTGCCCGAACGACTTCGGTAGCGTTCAATGTACGAACAGCTAATCGTTAGTTCATACTAGCAAGAATGGGGCTATCCAGAAATGGGTAGCCCCAATTCTTTTGTATTGACTGATATAATTCAATGCATTAATTTGCACCAATGAATACACCGCTAGAACCACAAGTAATAATCAAAATAAAAGAATTAAGAAGTCAAGGGTTTCCAATAAGAACTATTGCAAGGTCTTTGGGATGTTCTCCTAATTCTGTATTGTATCACACAAACGAAAGTTTTAGAAAAAATTCACTTGGTCAAGGAACTAGGAAAAAAGGACAAAGAATTGGAGATGATTTAATTAAACAGATTATGCAATGGTGTTCTGAAGGGGTATCTAGCAAGGAAATATCTAGAAGGACTGGTGTAAATTATGCTACTGTTTCAAGATACAGAAATCCACAAATCAGAAAATCCAATAACGAAAGGCAGAAAAAATATACAAAAAAAGAGCCTTGGTCTTTTGTGTTGAAGCGAGAGCGTGGAAACAAATGTGAAATATGCAATTATGATAAACACCCAAGATGTTTAGATTTTCATCATAAAATTCCATCTGAAAAGCAATTTACTATATCTAAAGCGTCAAAAAACAATGAATTACAAGTTAGATCCGAAGCCGCAAAATGCGTCCTAGTTTGCAAGAATTGCCATGCTCTTATACACGCTGGGGTTATTGAGATTCCCATTGCATCAACATTAAATAAATCGTAATTAACATCCACTATGGCACTATCATTCCCTATCCCCAAAGGCTTTTCTGCTCCAGATGGAGTTAAGGAAGGCAACGAGTTTTCCGAGATCGCTGGCTTCAAGATTGAGGACGGCAAGATCCACATCCTTTCTATCGGACAGGACAAGACCCCTATCACCTCCAAGGAGGCCAAGGCTGATAAGCCAAAGGGAGCCAAGGATGCCATCAAGGAACAGCTTGGTGCTATGGAGGACAAGAAGGGATCTGCCTCTATAGAAGAGGAGACAGCAGAGGAAGAGGCTTCTCCCGACGAGGAGATGGATTAACCTATGAGCAGGGTATTTAACCCTGTATATTCGTCCACTTCGGACGGATCTGACATCACGCTCTGCCGTATTCTTGAGGCTATAAGTTCTATTCAGAACTCTGGTGCTTTAGGTAACGGAGGTTTAAGTTTTACTAGCAAGAACAGGCTAAAGGTTAGCCCTTATCAAGCCGTTTTCTTTAACACCTTCCAGTATGGGAAGGAGACAGATATTTGGGATGAGTCCACGGCTAATGGTGGATCAGCCACTCATGATTCTGTTTTGAGCGAGGTAGATATGAGTGTTACCAACACTCTTAACTCTGAAGTGATTAGGCAGACGATCCATACCATGCGGTATATCCCCGGACGCACCTCCACGCTTTCTTTCTCTGTTAAGCTCGAAACTCCTACTTCTGGCATTCGCCGCAGACTTGGCCTTAATGATGGAACTGATGGTTTCTACTTTGAAGATGATGGTAGTGGAGATTACTTTTGTTGCATCGCAAATACTGGTGGAACCCCCGCTCTACAGAGGGTTGGTAGGGCAAACTGGAATGGCGACAAGCTGGATGGAACTGGCCCTAGCGGAATTGTTGCAGACCCTACCAAACAGCAAATGGTCAGCTTTGAGTATGAGTGGTATGGTGCTGGACAAGTTAAGTTTGGATGGGTGATTAATGGTCAAACTCATATCATCCACACTTTCAATACGGCAAACACGCTGGTAAATCCTTGGTGCAAAACCCCATTTCTTCCTATCCGTGTTGAGATTAAGAACACTACTGGTGGACAGGCGGCTGGATCATATAAGATCCACCAAGGCTCCAATAGCCTTATTTCGGAAGGGCAACCAGAGAGACTTGGTATTGCCCAGAACATTCAGACTGCAATTACTGGAATTAGCACAGGTTCAGCAAACACATACGCCCACTTACTTTCTATTAGGCTTAAATCCACAGCCCTGCAGGGAATTGTATTGCCGTCCCACTTCCAAGTGGCGACCACGGATAATACCAGCCTTTTCTACAGGCTAATCCGCAACGCTACAATTACTGGTGGCACTTGGACAAATATGCCAGATGCAAATAGCCTTACACAATACAACATCACGGCTACTGGGTTCTCTGGAGGAATCAACCTTGATTCTGGGTTTGTTGTGTCTGGAGGAGGGGGCGATGTTCGCATTGACAAGGACACTCAATATCAGATTGGACGCAGTTCTATGGGTACTGTTAGTGACACCATAACAATTGTCGGTGCTTGCTCTAATAACAACAAATCTGCCATTGCCGCAATGACTTGGATTGAGCAGAGATAAATCACTTGCA